TAATTCCAACAGCATCATTTATATCATTTGCAGTTAAATACATAGATGTAAAAGAACCTATATGGAACTTCATCTTTGTAGGACCTGCTGGTGTTGGAATGCGTACTACTTCACGACAGTAATAAATAAGATTAGTTGTAGACTCTTGAAGTATTGCTTCTTTTTGTTCCTGAGTTAAATCAGGAGAAAATGGGTCTACATTATCAAGAGCTGGGTTAGTAAGAAGTAGTGGTAACCACCACCTCTTTACTTTTAAATTAAATAGCACTTTAGCAAAGTTGATTGCATACTCATTACCTGAGTTAAATTGAACTGGTGGACGCTTATTTGGGAATTGTGCCATTAAATCATCATACATCAAATCCATAGTGTTTTTAGGTTCTCTGTCTTGATGTATTACAGCATTCTTCTCAATATCAAAGTTTACATCTATCTGTCCTTTATAATCATATCTTGCTCTAGGAGTATCTGTATCTTCAGGAAGAACAGATTCGTTTGGATTGTGCTTATTCATATAAGCATATCTTGCAGGGTCATCATCTTCATAATCTCCTACATGGTCCATAGCTACAAGGCTTTCAGCTATACGAATTGATTCAGCGTCAAATCTAACATCTACATTTTCTTCCTGAGACAAGAATTCTCTTATATCTTGGGATACATTTCTTTTATAATTGGAAAATTGTGGGTCTTCAACGTCATCTAAAAATCTATTGAAATCCATTGCCATTTATTATCCCTCATATCCAGACGGGTAAGCAATGTTAATTGTCATTCTTGATTTCTTATGGTCGAACTTACGAGTTTCCTCAATATCCTTTTGAAGTGTGTTTATAACTATCTTAATTGCATCTTGTGCTTCTTTAGTCTTTAGCTTTCTTCTTAAAGCTTGACATTCTTGTAATACAATGTATGCGTTATTAATAGCATCCTTTTTAGAATACTTAGTTGTAATGTATTCCATATCTATTTTAGCGATAGACGCTTCTCTTGCCATATTAGTAACTTTCATCATCTCAGCTTCTATTTCATCTTCAGTAAATGTAATGGATTCTGCATACATTCTTATTTCTTTCTTATCTATCTTAGCTTGTAGTGCTTCTAAGATATCACAAGATTCAGCATACTTTAAAAGCTCTTTTGAAGCAAGTATCTTTGTCATGTCTTTAGGTTGCACTTCACCATACTTGAAGTTTCTCTCAACTGTACCTTCAAATGAATACTCCATAGATTTGAAGTTTTCAGGACTTTCCATAAATCCACTATTACAAGCTTTCATTATTCTTGATAGCATGAAATCAAATGGAGAACCAGTTTGTCCTTTACCCATAGTAGACTTTAGTACAACTTCAATATTCATAAGCTTAGTAGTCATGTGAGTATTTAGTATATTTCTGACTATGTATGCTAAAGTAGAATCCATGGTTTTGATATTCTTTGTATCTCCTTTTATAGCATCATTTATTGTCTCAAATATTACAAGCTCACAAAGTGCAAGTCTTAAAGCATAAGACCTGTGTCCCATATTATCTTCATTTCTCCATCTTTCTACAGCTGTATAATCATTTGTAAGCTCACTCATTCTACCATCAGTTGAACGTACAAGGTCTATGAACTGAGTCATAAGTCTATTGGCTCTTAAGACTTGTCCTATTCTTGTAACTATTCTACCAAAGTTATTTAGATAAGCAATAATAAGTGGAGTAAACTCTTTCATTATCTTTTCATTTAAAAGTCTTTGCTCTATAGTTTCAGCCTTTATCTTATCATTAACTGTATCAAGATATAACTCATCTATTACAACTACAAGTCTATCAATACCGTGAAGTTCCCTTACAGCTCCTAAGTCTTTTGCTAGAGCTTCAGCTAAATCTAAATCTTCTTCAAGTTCATCATTCTCATCTCTAGTTTCAACTTTGATTTCCATATTTACTTTAGGATAATCAAGAGGAATATTTGTATCTTGAATTATAGCATCGTATGTCTTATAAGCACCGTCATAATTGTGAGCTACTTCCCTTCTTGAATTATTACCTATATAAAAAAGAAAAGCAGGATATATGTCTATCATCTCACTTGGTTCTTCTGGATTAAATCTATCTCTTCTTCTTTTACAATAAGTAAAATCAAGCTTAATACCAGAAGCTTTATATATTTGTGAACCTAAAAAATGCAAAGGTTCTTTAAGCATTTCTAATTTATTCATATATTAAAAACCTCCTTGTTTTATTATAAAAATTAACTAAAGGGGTGTTTGGGACGGTTTTGTAAACGGAACGCAGAAAATAAAAAAAAAATAAAGGTGAGGAATGAACCCCACCAATATTTTTAGAATGTTTTGTATCTAAAGAACCCTAAGTGCTTGAACTTAGAATCCTTTTTGATACTTCCGTCTGGTTGCGGAATATCAACAGACACTCTTTCGCTGTAAGCGTAGTATAAAGGTATTCTATCTATATCTGCACATATTAAAACTACAGCCGGTGCGAACCCAGCTAAGTGCATAGACTGAATATTATTTTCTTCAGCCCAAGCGATTATATCGTTACAAACTCTACCATAATTTTCAGGTTTCATTTGTCCCCATCTAACTTTTAAATCTTCAGGTAATTCAATTAGGTCGTATCCTAAATTGTGGATTTCTTCTAATTGGTCTAACCCCATAACGTGATTTGATACATTTAACATTCTTAACATTTTACATCGACCTCCCAGTCTCTTTAAATTAAATTAAGACATTGACCTAATATGCCATTCATATTATTGTCTGTCTTCTATGTTTATTATATATAATTGAAAATTAAAATGGTGTAAATCACTTCTTATCCCAATCTTCATCAGGGTCAAACCTATTTTCTTTCTCCCATCTAACTTGTGCTTCTCTAGCATTACGAACAGCATCGTTTCCTTTATTTCTTGTAATAGAAGCTCCTTCTGTAACGAAGAAGAAACTCATATCGTATTTCTTACATAGTTCTTCAACTTCTTTACATAACTGTCTAGCTTTAGCTAATTTCTTTTCATTAATACTTTCCTTTTGTGATTCTGCTATAAGTCTTAATATATTTGTATTCATATTATAAAATATCCTCCTCTTTTTTATTATAAAATACATATAGTTCATTACGTTTGTATTCCGTATAGCCTAGAGACATATATAGTTTTTGAGCTTTATAGTTATTAATACCTGTGACAATTTGAATACCTTTATCTTTAGACCTATGTCTCTCATTCCATAACATCTTTTCTAATCTATGAATTATTTTAGCACCATAACCTTTATTTCTAAATTTCTTATCTATGAATAAAGCTATTATTTCTAAATTTGGGGAATACCGTATTGATGTAAAACCTATGTCTTTACCGTTAAGCAATATAAGGAAGTAAGCCATATCTTTATTATTCATTTCTATAGATATACCTTCATCTAGTTCTTTTTCGGTGAATTCCTTCTTTTTCCTTTTATCTATAGATATCTCGTAATCTTCTAATTCATCAAAATAATGACGGATTTTAACGAAATCTTTTAAAGTATCTTTGTCGTCATAACCTTTAGAAAATGTAACGTGTTTCAATTCTAAATTTTTAAAATCTGGTATTCGCATATTTTTAAACCTCCTAAATGTATTATCTAAAATACAGTTCATAAATACCCCACAAACACCCAAATATAATAATTTTAAATAAAGGGGGATACCAAATGTATATTAAAAAAGGAGTACCTTATAATATAGTAAGTGATGATAACTATACAGGAAATAGCTTTATTACTATGGCAGATGTAATAGTTTCCGATATAATACTTGAAGCAATATTTTCAAAAGAGACTAGAGTGAATATTAAAGGATTAGAAACTATGCCTGAATCAAGAAAGTTATGTGAAGATGTACTTGATAACTTAAGAGAAGATACAATCTTATATGATACTGATAAGATTATTGAAATAGATAGTATATACTCATCAGCTCTACAATCTTTAGAAAGAGAGTATTCAGTTTATGAAGTATCAATGCTTGGAGTATCTTATATTCCTGAAGATTATGGTTCATCTTTTACAGTGATTAAAATGGTAACTTATGAAAATATAGATGGAAATGAACTTCATCAACTTCATTACATACTTCCTATATTTTCAAATGATGTAGTTCTTGCAAAGAATATTAACTTTGCTCTTCATATATCAGGAGATGGACAAGCTGAGTTTATAGAACTTCCAATGATAGAATCAGGAGACACGTATGTACTTGATTCAAGAAGACTTGTAGATATCTGTATAGCTTCTAAAGCTTATTCATTATACTTTACAAACTTAATACAACACAATAAATTATTTGTATTGCCAGTAGAAGAATTCGCAACTCAACTTGCAAGACTTGGAATTGTAAACTTTATACCAGCTCAAGGGCTGGGAATATACTTTGATGAGCAAAATAGAACACTTCTTGGAAATCTTACAAGTAATAAGATAATACTTGATAAGTTTGACCCTGAAATGATAAATGCTTCATCTGAAAAGATTGTAATGTATGATAATAGATTGTACGCTCCTAAGTTTGAAGACCAAACTCTACCTATAACTCTTGAAATATTTGACGCTGGTCAAGTTACTTATGCTGGACATTATATGGACGATAACTTTATAGAAGTTATTGATGAAAGAGCAAGACAAAGAGAATATGCTGAAGCTGATACTTCTGAAAAAGTCGGAAGAGCTGTTGAGAAAGCAAAGAGAATACCAAGACAAATAATTGAAAAAGGTAAGAAGATTATGTCATCTTTAAGAAGAGCTATAGTTGAATACAGAAAGGCTAAAGATGATGATTTAAGAGAAAAGCTTATAAATGATGAATTCATACCAGTTATAGATAATGGTATGCAATGGCTTGTAGGTGGAGCTACAACTTTTGGTATATATTTCTTAGTAGTTGCAAATCCAGTTATAGCACTTCTTGGTGGTGGAGTTGCAAGAGAGCTTAAAAAGATACATGATGCTAAAGTAAGAACTCGTGTTATGAGAATGATTAAAGATGAGCTTGAAATAATTGATGAGAAAATAAATGATGCTAAATCATCTGATGATAGAAAGCAAAAGTATGCTCTTATGAGAATTAAGCAATCTCTTGAAGCAAAACTTACTTATGTAACTAGAAAGAGAAAATTAGCTTAAGGAGGAATATATGAATTTCTTAGGTAAATTAGAAAATAGTTTAAAACCAAAAGAAGAAAAGAAAAAGAAACTTTATGGAGAAGCAGATATAGATGGCTTTGACGCTTCTATATTTAATCTTCCTGAGGATATGCAAACTGATGTAGCTGAAGTTCAAGCTGAAACTGCTACGAATAACTTAGATGATATTCCTGAAGAACCAACTGACGATGAACTTCCAGAACCTGATTACGAAGAACCAGATTACGAAACGACTGATAATGAGTTTACTATGGATGAAGAAACTGATGCTGATGCTGGATATTCAGAAGAAGGAAGCGAAGATGAGAATATGTTTGCTGATGGGGAAGATGAAGATACACCAGAGTTTAGAAGAAAGGCAAGAAAGCTTAATAAGTCATTTGCACTTTTATATGACCAATATAAAGACTTAATACAAAAGTTAAAAGATATAGATGCTACGGGAGATAAGGCTACAGTTCTTAATATTATTATAGATGAGTACGAAACACAGCTCCAAGCACTTGTAGACTATGTTGATGATAATGATGACACTTGGGTTATAAGATTTCAAACTTTCGTTGAGTTTAGACTTGCATTTGTGACTCTAAATAAAAAGCTATCTCATATCCAAGAAGATGTCAATATACTTCAATAAAAGGGCGTTTAAAAGCCAAAAATAACATAGTGGTAGTTAAAAATTATTAAATTTAAAATAAATTAGGAGGTAAATAAATATGAATACTACACAAATAAGAACTAGCTTAAAAGCTTCAAATGTTACTGCGAAGACTAAAAAAGCTATTGAAGGTGTAGGAGCAGTGTTAAAGGGATTTAAAACTTATGCTGAGAATCAATCAGTAAACTTAAGTTCACCTTCAGCACCTGCATCTATGAAAGCGAACATAAAAGGTTTCCAAGATGCTTTAACTTCAAAAATAACTCAAGATGTTGCGGTATCAAAATTTGGAAATGACACAAATGGTAAAGTATTGTACGCAGAAATGCAAAGAATAGCAGCTGCAGATATTAATACAATTAATACTAGATTTGCTAATGAAATAAATCTATATTCAGAAAGTATGATGGCTGGGGAATATCACCCATTCCAACTTGCTATATTACCACACGTGTATTTAGAAACTTTATCACAAAACTCAAGATTCTTAATGCCTACAAAGGAATATGTATCTGAACAATTACCACCAAGAAAAATGCTTACAAGACAAGTAGTAATTGATGGTAAAAAATATGATTTCCCTCATTGCTTAAAGAATCCTGAAGTTATGAGAAAATTAAGAAGTGCTGGTTCAGAAGCTTTTGAATATAAATTAACTGACATGACTAAAAAATCATTTAATATATTTACAGAAGCTAACAAAGGTACAAAAGGAGAATCTTCTTTAGTTCCTCAACTTGACATCATTAAAGTTAAATATGCTGACGCTGGAACTGGAACTGATGAAGAAGTAGAAATGAAAGTATCTTCTGTATTACCAGATGCTAATAACTACACAATGGGAAAATTATATAAAGAAGTTAAATCTACAACTGCTGGAGCTAACACAACTGCAATAGTTGCTGCTGAAGTAAACTTTGCAACTGGAGATATCAAAATAGTTCACTCAACTGAAGTTAAAGAAGTAACTTTCAAAGTATATATGTCAGGAGCTTATAATAGACAATCAGCTTCAATAGATATTGAAACTAAACCTATTATACAAGTAATCAAAAATAGAATCAACATGATATTCGATTATGACCCGGGTTCTATGCAAAACTTCTTATCTTTAGAAAATATTGATGGAGTTTTAGAAGGACAATCAATCATATTCGACGTTGTTGTATCTGCAAAAGACCAATATGCTTTTGATACTTTAAATGGAGTATTAACTGACCTTAAAGCAATGAAAGCTGCTAACTTCGACTTTGAAAACTCAGACTCTGGATACTGGTCATCTACTCACTATACTAAACCGGGTGTAGCAAACGGATTTAGACCAACATCTACAGAACAATGGGAAATAGATGAACTTGGAAGAAGAATAAAAGAAATGCACTCTGTAATGGCTACTAAATTCAAGTCAGTATCAGGAATGCAATTCAACTGGTGGGCTTCTCCTATAAATGTACAAAGATTTATTAGAAGCACTCCTATCATCACTAAGAATGAAAGCTATGGAGGACTTACAAATGAATATGCTGTATATGGACTTCAAGTAGCTGGACAAACTTGTAAAATGGTAGAAACTGAAAGAGCTGAAGATGCTGACGGAATTAAATGTGTTCCATACTCAAATATGGAATCTCAACCAACATTTGAATTCCAACAAGGACCTCACGCTTTATATACTGATGGAACATTCAGAAATCCTTCAAGACCACATATGCCTGCAATCGCATATTATGATTACTATGATTGTAACTATGTATTTGCAATTCTTGGAGAAATCTCTATTTCTGATACAGTTGCACCTTAATAAAAAATTAAGATACTGTCCTTCGGGACAGTATTTTTTTTCTTTATAAAAAAAAAATAAACTATTATATAATGAGAAGAACGGGAACCTTTGTATGGTGCCAACAATATGAAAATTAGACGATTATATTTAACTAATAATGTATTGCGACTCGCACTATATTACGGCACCGTTCCCGTTCTTCTCTACTCATATAATATATAAACAAAAATATGAATGAAGAACTTGAGTCTTAGACGGTTTTAAAAAATAAATAACATTAGTGAAAGCTGGGGATTACCCCAGCGATTTACTAACACTTCCGTAGAATAACTTAAGGGGGAATAAATATGGATTTACATAGTGATAAGATAGAAGTATGTGCACCTTACTTAAATAAGGATATGAAGTATATAGACGCTTTATTAAAGGCTAAGAGTGATACTGTTAGTAAAGTTATAATTATGGAAGAATGTAGTGAACTTATAAAGGAAGTATCTAAATCAGTTCGTGATGTAGATAATAAAAAAGAGCTAACTGAAGAGATGGTAGATGTTATAATATCTATACAAATGCTTATGAGAATGTGCGGTGTATCACAAGATGAACTGGACAAAGAATACAATAAAAAGATGAAGAGAAACCTACTTAGAATAGAGGATAAACAAAGGATAGAGAGTAGTATTGAAAACTCTTCGTTATACGTCAAGTAGGCTTATTTTAACCAATATATAGGTAGTAAAAGGAGTGTGAGTTTATGGACACATTACTAGAATACTTTAACATAACTCACATATATTCATATACTCTAGGGAGTATGTGCTACATATTTATTTTGGGGATATTGGATTTATGTGATGACTTGAGGTAATACGGGTGTTAATTGGGGGCGTAATGCCCCCAATAAATGCCGTTTACGAACAATTTTTTAGATAATTTAATTTAAAAATAATTAGGAGGTAATATAAATGACAGGAAAGTTGATTACTTTATATGGAGAGTCTTCTATTGAAACTGCTCCAAGAAGTAGAGTTGTTGAAAGAAAGTTTGTCGGAAATCAAATCAAATGGACACAAGAATGTATTACATTTGGAAGACAAACAAGAAACGGTTTTACATTTAATAAAGATGAGTTTATGGAAGCTGTAGCTGACCCATTTGTAGATGATAGAATAAGAGGTAAGAGATTCTATAATGAAATGGACCACCCTTCTAAATCTGATTATGAAAGATTTATAACTGTTAATATGAAAGAGATATGCTATAGAACTAATGCTTTTTTCTTTGAAGGAGATAAATTGTATGCTGAGTGTGAAACTATAGATGTTGGTAATGGAAAGCTTTTACGTGCTATGATAGAGCAAGATGCAGAAATAGCTGTATCGTTTAGAGGATTTGGTATACCTAAACCTGAAGGTGGAGAAAAAATAAAACTTGTTGCATTTGATGCTGTATTCCAACCAAGTGATGCTACAGCTTTATCTAAAGAAGAAACTTTTAAAAATAAAATGTATTCTGAAGGATACTCTATGGAAGCTATCATAAATGAAATGAATAAAGCTGGAATGATATCTACAGTTAATGTACCTAAGACATCAGCATTATATGCTGAATCATCTCTTGAAGGTATAACTCCTATAAGAGCATTTAAAGCAGGTTCTGAAACTTTAGGTATAGAATATGCTACTAAAGAAGAAATAGAAAGAAATGCTAAAGCTCAAGGATTTAGAAACTTTATCATTAATTTCTAAGGAGATGATGATATATGAATCCAAATAAACTTATAAAAGGTATAAAGCAAGAATTAGGTATAGGTACATTTATTGTAACTATGTTTTCTGATTATGATTTATTTGAGAGAATACTAGCGTCGGCTCGTATGTGGTTTTCAAGAATATATGCTCATGAGATATATATTCCACAAATAAAGTTTACAAAGGAAATGGCTTATAATGGTAGAGTTCTTACATTTAGAATACCTGAGTATATTACCAACGAACTTAAGTTTGAAGGCGTAGGTGTCGTAGATATAAGACATCTTCGTCCAGCTGTTACGAGTGTTGAAGGTGATACTGGTATGATGTATATGCCTAATGGTTCTACTATGTATCCACCTGTATCTGATGGGGGAGGATATGGTTCAAGCTTTGGAATTGCAAGTGCCACTCCATCTTATTATATGCAAGGTATGTCAGCGTTTTTAGGAGCTGCTCAAACTCAAGCTGCTATGGAGATGTACAGAAAACCATTAAAGGCTAAGTTCCGTGCTCCTAATATGATTGAGTTTGATGTAAGAGGAGCTTCTCCTTATGTAGATACTTATGAGCTTAGGATAAAGGTTGGGCATCCTAAGAACTTATATTCTATAGATGAACCACATTATATTATGATGCACAAACTAGGTGTATATGATGTACAAGAGCTTCTATGGAATAGTGAGCTTAAAGGACTAGATGGTCTGTCTAATGGGTATGATAATATTGCTCTTAGAATAGATGATTGGCAAAATGCTTCTCAAAATAGAGCCGAGTATATAAAGGAACTTGAATCCGATATAGTTCTTATGGAAGGTATAAGTTCATACTAGAAAATAAGACAACATATTTCTGGTACACGTACGTTATGTTGTAAAAACGGCATCTGGTATATTACTCGAGTTAAGTCCAGAGCGGGTGAGGTTGTGTATGCGTAGTAAACGATAGGCGGACAGGGGTGTCAGTGCTGAGGCGTCGAAATTGCTGCACGTAAAAATGGAATCCTTACCCAAGGTTTAATAGTGATCCCTCAATGTGATAGTGTACCCCGGATTAGTTCTTTTAACTTTTTTAATATAAATTGCTTGTATTCAGAACAAAAAAAAAATAAGAAGTGGGCTATATGCCCACAACTTATTTCTGTCCTTTATTCTACTATATGAGATAAGTGGTCATACAGTAGAATTTGTCTACCATACCCTAACTTCTCCATACCAAAGAAGATAGCGTCTCCTGAAGCGTAACTATACCCTTCAGGTAAGTTTAGGAAGTTAATGTAAATTACTTTTCTTCCTAGATATTCTTTAATTTTCTTGTCACTAGGAAGCTCATTAAAGTCCCTAGTGTCTACCTCTTCAAGAGACACGCCGTTATACAACATCTCTCTTAAAGTTTCGTCTTCAATACCATCTCTAGGTATTATGAAATGAAATCTGTAGTTTGTATTTCTACAATTCTCATATCTACTTCTTAAATCGCTAGGGATATAGCTTCTCAATATTTGCCAAGGGACATATCTAACAACTGCTGCTAGAGCGTCCCCATTAAAGTCAGAGAAGTCGAATTGTTCTAATACTTCTCTTTCTCTTCCTTTATTACATTTGAAATATTCATCTATTATCTCAAATGTAGTAGAAAGTACCTTATTAAGCTTAGGCATCTTTCCGGCTTTGATGTCTCTTAATGTGTCAGCCACAACATTAAGTCCTAAAGCGAATACAGTGCTTCTACAATGGTATTTACCCATCTTAGACTTAGCTGCATCTAAGATTTCATCAAACATAGGGTCAAGTTCATTATCCCATTGACCCTCAGAATAATGATTCACTATATCAAATTCACCAATGGCTTTCCCGTCTCCAAGTTTTTCGCAAGAGACGAATCTCAAGATAACGTAGCTGTAGTCAGAACGTGCTCTTGTCCCAACTACTACAACATCACCTTTATTCAAGATAAATAAAGCATGATTATCATTTGACAAGTGTCCACCAGTCCTAATGAAAACTGGCTTTTTCCTTTGTGCAAATTTATCTCCCACGATTACACAATCGGCGGAATTTGTCATCGCTCCACCAGATTCCCACATCGCTGGTAATCCATTTTTAGTTAAGCTTACATTTCTTTTCATAATCAATCGACCTCCTAAGTCATCTAAAAGTTAAATTAAGACATCTACACATTGTATTGTCTTTCTATGATAATAATATATAATTAAATATATAAATCATTAGGAACGTAAAAAAAAAAATAAAGGAGAGGAATAACCCCTCCAATATTTTTATTCTTCATCTGTATCAAACCACGTCTTAATGTGTGCAATACACACACCTTTCGACCACAATGATACATCTCTAAATTTAGCTTTCGCCAAACTTACTACAGATGCGAACTTAGAAAAATCAGCATCTGGATTATTATAGAAAGGATTTTTAACATCCATCCCTCCTACAAATTTCCCAGCTATTGCACCGGGATTTTCGTATTCCAAATATAATTCAGGTACATCAGTATTTTCTTTTAATATTCTTTCTAATTCATCATAATTCATTGCCATATAAATCGACCTCCCACAGTCTTATTAAATTAAGACATTGGAATTCTTAGACCACTCTAAGTTTATTCCTGTCTTCTATGTTTATTATATATAATTGAAAAAATAAATGGGGTAAGGAACAAGTCCCTACCTCATTTTGCTTATATTCTTACATCATCTATAGTTCCTTTAGCTGGAACATCTTTTGATATTATTGCTAAATATATTATAGCTTTATTGTAATCATAATCCGAAACAGCTTCTTCAAGAATAGATAAATCATCTATTCCTCTATAGTTTGATGATTCATAGTAATCATATAGCACTGATATTATATAAGGAATATCTATTACATTAGAATTTATGTGCATAGATAATATAGCTTTTACTTTCTCATATATTGTAGAACCGTATGTTCCAATATAGCCATCGCTATCATCTAATAGTATTGCTCTAGTTTCATCAGGAATTATACATTGATTGACAGCTACTAAGACATCATCATTTATACTTTCATATAGTGATAGTATTATAGCTATATATTTTGCATACTTTGCATCAGATGTACCAAGAACTACGTCCGCTCCTAGCATTATTAAAATCTCATGTGTATAACGCATACCCATACTATGTCTTATAGCATTCATAAGAGTCCAAGCGAATTGTTCAGACCCATTGCATACATTATTAACAAAGTATGTCTCTAACTCTTGAAGTGCTTCTCTTGCACCATTACTCAAGCATGTTATATCTCCACCATCTCTTACGACATTTTCTAATTCTGTTAAATGTTCTTCAGGTATCATAACTCTTTCTAAGCTCATATTGTCCTCCTATTAATTTACAAGTGTTTTCTTTTCTTTCGCCAAAATAACTTCAGAAATCTTAAAATATTCTTCACCGACATTATCTATAAATCTCTTATTAGATAAGTCCATATCTTCAGACCTATAACTTCTGCTTACTAGAGGGTCATTGTTAAGAGCCCATGTGCATTGCGATTCTATCATATTTGCAACGAATCTTATAAGATAGTAATTTGCAAATATTGTATTGTCTTCACATTCTAGTATAGTCATTTCACATTTAGGTGGATTATCTTTAGGCAATAGCGAAACTCCTAATTTCAATATATGTTTATCTTTTCCATTACCATCTGAATCCACATAGTATATTTGAAAGATATATTTTTGATGCTCAGCTGTATTATTCTTATGTACTAAGCATTGTCCTTCATAATGATATTTTTTATTTTCCATATTCATTTTCCTCCTTTAAGATTTTGTATTTAGATAGGGTGAGGAAATCCTCACCCCAATATTTATTACATAGAATATAGTCTAATACCTTCTAGGTATTTTAATGCTTCTGAAGCATTAGATTTACATACTATAATTAAATACACTAAAGCCTTAACATGGTCACCATCAGCAAGTGCTTGTCTTATGACATGCTCAATACTTAGTCCTGTTGTATTTTGAGATTGATAATATCTAAACATTATTGCAGCTGCATCATCTGCTGATATAATATTAGTATTTATAAATCCTGAGAATACATCTCTTGCTTGTTGATATATCCATAAAGCGTAAGTTACAGTAACTTCATTGTAGTTTGAAGTTATTGCACCGATAGTATTATCGTGCATTCTATATTGGTTATTAGCGACCAATACATCTGTATTTATTCTTTCATACATTGAAAGTAATACTCCCATATATCTAATATAGAATATATCCTTTGGTGCTACAGTTGCATGATGTGCATAACCTATGATAAAATTCATATCGACTGGTTTTCCAACAGTAGCTTCATAAGATAAAGCATCTATAAAGTCCCAAGCGATTTGTTCAGAACCACCACATACATTTCTCACAAAATGTGATTCTAATTCTTGAAACGCTTCATTGCAACCATAACTTAAATCCTCAGTATCTGAACCTCTACTAACAGCATTTAATACTTCCATTACATATTTCCCATCAACTATCTTTCTTTCTAACATTACTCATCAGCTCCTTTGTATTTACTAACTATTACTTCTTCCTTATTGAAGAATCTGTCTCTTGCAAATTTCTTCAATTCTCTTTCCGCTTCAATTTCCATTGCTTGTATAAGCTTAGCCTTTATAGTGTCTATATTACAATCGAAATCGAATAACATAGTGGATTCTGTCTTATCCACCCTTCCCATAAGCTCTACCATTTCTTTTATGATACGTTCAAACACCACTCTACCATTTAAAAACCTGTAAAGATTTGACTCAGCCTTATAGTATGGAACGACGTCAATTCTGTAAGCTTTCTCACACAACATATCATCTTCACTAAGGTTATATCTTTCGATTATAACCAGTCCTAAAGACTGGCTACTATCTTCCTTATTTAAGCCAACGAATAGTTCTTTACTTTCATCAAACTCTAAATGCCGTGAGATACTAGCTTCTATCTTTATGGAATCAAGCTTACCATCTTCAAATTCCTTTGACTTTTTCATTTCCACACTGAATACTTCTTTCAATTTACATCACTCTCCTTTCTTTACGTTATTAAATATATTATTCACAAGACAATATATGTCTGTGTGATAAATAACAGCTTTGCCACATAACTTACTATCACCATCACGAACTTCATCTATAGCGTCTACTACATATTTATTTTGCAGTAACATAGCAGCTAAGTTTTCATCGTAATCTTTACCAAACTTATAATCTATTTTATTATCTAATATATAGATAAATAATATCTCTTTATGATTTCTATAAAATGATATACCATCTTCAATATATCTTTCTCTTACAGATATACGAATTTCCAGTTTATCCCCTATTTCCTTTCTTTCCACTAAAGCTTCCTTGTCCATTACATTTCCCCCTTAGCTCTTTCCAAAGTATTTCTAAGTGCTCTTGTGTAACTTGCCACAAGTATTCTAGGAACATAACAAGCTATCCAATCATCAGCTAAATCAATCATAGCTTGTATTTCTCTTGTAGAATGTGTAGAGTATTGCGTATCAAAGTAGAATACATTCATAAGCTTTGCCACAAAGTCTACATCAAAGCCATCTTTTGCTTTATCAGTAAATTCTGAAGTGAATCTTGTAATTGCATTCACTGACCTATCGTATGCCAAATCTTTATTGTCTGCGAATACTTCAAGCAAGTAATCCTTTTGATATTTAGATAGCAGTGGCATAGATGACTTACATATTGGCTTATTATCATCACAAACATAGTCTGCTATCATTGAAGCCACAGCATAAAGCTCAAGCTTTGATTGTCCATAACTCTTATTTACTTTCTCATTATGAACTTCTAACTTACAGCATTCTTCAAGTTCATACAGATGCCTATTATAAAGCTCTATGACGTCTTTTAACTGCTCCTTACTAATTAGGTTAATGTAGTTAGATGATTGTGCTGCATAGCCTGTAGCATAGCCTACAACGGCTCTACGAGCTTCTCTAGCGAATACATCATTCTCAAAGTAATCATACCACAATTTCTTTAGAAGAATCATATCTTCATCAGTGGCTGGAATACTACCTCTTTTAAAAGGATATAAACTAATTAGTCTTTCTTGTATTCTTTTAGTTATCATTTGTATCATCTCCCATGTATACTTCTAAACAATTTCCGCAGATAGTCACAAGACCTGCAAGAAGATATGAATAATAAAGCATGTAATCTTCTTCTGATTTATTGTGTGCATCTTTGTAATCATCTACAAGTTCATCATATTCAGAAAGAGTTATAACTTCATCTTTCTTGAATCTTCCCCTTATAAGAGCTTCAGCAAATGACTGCCTTAAAGATGGCTTAACCATAATGGTTGTGAAAAGTATACTCCAGTCGGCATACACTTCATTTACAAACTTTTCTCCATTTAATTCAAAGTATTCATCAGGTAATAACTCTGGGTTATTATGATAAAAACTTAAAAACCTTCTTCCTTTAAGTATTACTTCTTCTCTTACTTGTACCATAATAGTACCTCCTTTGATATAAATTATGACATCGAAATATATCTTGTCATCTATGTTAATAATATATATTAGAAAAAAGCGATTAGGATAGTAGAAAAAAAAAAAAAATAAAAGTGGAGCCGAAACCCCACTAATATTTTTACAAGTTCATTATATTTTTCGTAATATACATCGTGTCTCCAGTGATATATATTTTATTAGTAGTATGATTATCCCAGTACAGAATATTGCTGTATAGTCTAGAGACCATTCTTGTATCTCTAGAATCATAAATGAACAAATATCCTCTTTTACAATTAGCTATAAGTTCACCATTAAGCATTAAATATTTAACATTAAACGCTTTCATATAACTTTCAACTTTTAATAAATTTCCTAACATTTTATTCATTTTTGTATTCATCATTCTAATCGACCTCCCAGTCTTAAACTAAATTTCGACATTGGAACTCTCACCCTTTGAGTTTATTCCTGTCTTCTATGTTTATTATATATAATTGAAAAAAAAAACGCGGGGGGAAACCCCACCACATTATTTACATTTAATTAATCATATCAACCACAGTATCATTAGCGTTTACACTCTCTATTCTTGTATTTACCCAAGCTATGAAGTATTCTTCCATATCATCAATATAGTTTCTATAAGTCTCTGTAGCTCCTCTATTACCAGCTAGTAGGTATTTTATATAGTAATCTATAGCAGGTCCTACAGTTCCTACAACTTCAGAACTCACAAGCAAACTATCATCTTCATGATGGTATAAGTTGATAGAATGCTTATTTGTTATTCTATCATAAGTTACCTCTAAAACAATAAGTCCATGTGAGAATGCTATTACTCCAGTTTCATTTAAGAATACATTAAATTTAAACTCTTTATCAGTTTCTTCATATAGTTCACATTTCGCAGTATATTTAACATTATCTTTCATATTAACTCTCCTTTAAAAATATTTTATATCAGTATGTCTAAGTTGTAATATAGAAAGCATTGTAGCTTCTAAATCATAAATAGCATTATCTTTCATAGGTACTTCATCTAATATCTCTTTTAAGTAAATAGAATCATCTCTACCCCATTCATCTTTATCAGCAAGTACAGCCTTTAGAGTGAATTTAGCAAGAGCTAAACTTTCAAATCTACCACACCAATCATCATATAGCTTACTTTTAAGCTCACGCATTTTTGTAGTCATTTCAGCCGCTTCGTCACTTGTAAAACCATACTCATGCTTATAGTAATATCTAACATCCTTTGCATATTTTACCATTTCTTCTAAAGTTATTTTATCCATTATATTCCTCCTTATAAAGATACCCAACCTAAATTAGATAGTAACCTTGTTTGCAACTCATACATAAAATCTTTACGCTCTCTTGCTCTATCATTCCATATAAATTTTTCTATAGAAACACTGTCATCTCCACCTTGTTCAAAATACACATCATAAATATGATTCAGTGTAAATAGTGCTAAAGTCTTATTACCATTAAATCTCTCATACCAATCATCAAGAAGCTTTCTTTTAATAGCGTGTATTTCATCTAAAAGCTCATCTTGCGTGTCATAATCATATCTACAGGCTTCTTCGTAAGACTTATCTATGTCTATTATATCAATAGTATATTTTATAAGCTCATTTACTGTAAGCATACTATCACCCTCCTTTATTATACTGCTTTTAAAAATAAGAGAAAATAAGATGTACTGCCCGAAGGCAGTACAAGATATTATTAGTCATCCATTGTAGCATTATCTGATTCGATAACAGTTGCTTCAGGTTCAATTCTGTTTTCATTCATATCTCCTAAAGTAACTTCCCCGTCTGATTTTTCTTCAGATTCAGGCATTATTTCAGTAGCTCCTACTTGAACTTGTCCGTCTTGGATAACAGCAGTAGCTCCAGCTTCTAAGCTTTCAATTAAGCTTTCAGCATATCTTGAGCATTTTTCAGCGTATTGAACAGCAACTTCAACTTTTTCGATATCTCCTGTGTCTTCAGTTACAGGTATTTCTACATTTATTGCAGGAGCTTCATCTCCTTCAACTGTAACATCTACATCAGCATTACCATCAGCAGTTACAACAGCGTCTGCACCATCAGCTGCATCAGCTGCAACTTCAGCTTCACCATATAATTTTGGTTTATGGAACATATCGAATCCGATTGAGTGTTCTCCTATTTTTTCCCAAGCCATTTATATTTACCTCCTAATTTATTTTTAATTTTTTACATCTAAAAATATGTTTATTTATACCATTTTATGCAGTTTACTTAAGATTTCTGTACTCTCTGTACTTCACATCTTCCATATCGGATTGGAGTTTTTTAACTGAGTCTTCCATGACAGATAGACGAACATCAGCACTCACACTTCTATGCTTTAACTCTTCTAACGTAACGTGCATATCGTGGATAGATTCATTAATATGATTAACCTCGATAGCTTGTTGATAGACAGTTATAGCGATAGATATAACACCGATTACCGAAGCCGATAAAAGAGTTGTAAGTATAGTACCGACATGGTCTGCTAAAGCCGAGAATGGCGACTTTCCATTTGACATTATAACTCCCTCCTGTCATTATTATTTATTATAGATGGTCACTTGCTTCAGCATGTTTATATATTGAAGCATAACCAACTTGTTCACCATTAACTTGTAATGCTACACCCATATTATTAATTCCATTTAAGTCAGTTACACTATAAGCAGCTATAAATGTAATGATTCCTTTAGAATTTTTAGAGAAGAATGGTTTATCGTTTTGCATCATAAGTTCTACAGGGAATCTTAATCCGTCTGCAGAATATGGGTTACCTGCTAAAACTTTAATCTTATCTTCAGTTATATTTCCATTTGTATCTTTTAAACCAGTTACTTGTACAAGTATAGCTACATCTTGGTCACCAGTTTCATATCCCACAGCGTCTGTATTTTCAAATAACTTTTTACCAGCTCTGTAAGCTCCAGTAGGAACGAACTTAACTCTGAAATCAACTTGCGAAGGAGCTTCAGCTTCAGGTTCAGGAGCAGCTGGTGCAGTTTCAGTTTCTGTAGCTGGTACAGTTGGTGTAGGTGGTACTACTTCAGACTCACTTATTCCACCTGTAATATGATTTTCTTCTTCATGAGTTTCGTGAGCTTCTTCGGTATGAGAATTATCTTCAGGGTTTCCTTCATGAGTTCCTTCTTCCTCTTCTTCAGAATGAGGAGTTTCAGCAATTACTTCTTCATCAACATATCCAAGCTCTGTAAACTTTGCGAATAATTCATGAGTAAGAAGTACAGGTGGGTCAACATTGTGTATCATTATATCAAGTTTCCCACTTGCTTGTGCGGCAATTATTTTATCCATTCCAACCCATACAGGATTTACTATTGGAATAGGATAGTTAAGTCCATAACCAAAAGTTTTAAGGTTACTGTGTTCTTTATTAGTTGCAGTTATTAGCAACTGATACATATTTGTATTATTCATATCTATTATTTACCTCCTAATTTATTATAATTGATATTCTGGTTCTTTTTCCTGATGTTCTATTATTGCTATAGTATCTTTATTATCTCTATAAAGACCTATAT